GCGTGAGTTCGATCAGGATCTCAATGCCATCAACGCTGAGCTTGTGACCAAGCTCAAGGACATTCACCGTCTGGCCGCTGACATTGTAGCCGCCCGACAGGCGGCGGCTCCTGTGGTCAATCCTCAGCGTACGACAGTCGTCAGCGCTACTGATCTGATCACCAGCGAACTCGGCGGCACTGTCGTCTCTGAGACCATCACTGACGTCAAACCCTGGGAGCGGCCCAAGCCCGCGACCAGTAGCGTCAACCTGTTCTAGTTGGTTTCGCAGAAACCAACGGTCCATGGGTTTGAAGTCAAACCCATTCTGAAAACAACGAAGGAAACGAGAGCAACGAATGACTGACTCCATTGATCTTGGTGGTTCCGACTTTGTCCGCCTGCCGAAGGGCGAGCTGAACAAGGTGGGAGATGTTGTCCAGGGCGTCATCAGCAAGGTGGCACAGGTTCAGCAGAAGGACATGAAGACCAAGGAACTGAAGTGGTGGGCGCCCAAGATCCTTGGGTTCAAGACTCCCGTTGGTTCCGATGAGTACCGCAAGGCGGCTCCGCACCTTCAGGCTGAGTTCCGTCCCGTCATGGATCTGATCCTTGAGCTGGACAACGCTGTGTCCGTGTACTGCGGCAACGACCTTCGCCAGAAGGTGACTGACGCCGTGAGGGAGGCAGCCAATGGCGTCATCAAGGTTGGTGGCCAGATCGGCATCCGACTGGACGAGCTTCGGCCGAGCGACTTCGGTTCGCCGAAGAAGATCCACAGCGTGAAGTACGTTCCGCCCGCCGACAGCGTCACCCTGTAGCATGAGGGATCGCCTGGTTGGGTGCGTCCTTATGGCCGCATCAGCCCTCCTTGTCATCGCAGTTCTCTTCTTCGCCTATGTGGCGATCTCAGTCTAAGGACCAGACATGACCGTCCTCGCCACGGAGTACATCGACTTCCCGAAGAAGTCCACCATCGCCGAGCTGTACGACGGTGACGAGCTTCTGTTCACTGTGACCGTGAAGTTCGGCGACCTCCTGTCGAAGGAGGAGCGGGATAGTGTCCGCCACGACCTTTCCCATGTTCTCGCCGATGGGATCAAGTACCTCCTGAACCCGGAGGCGGCCCTGAGGGACATCGTGGACAGCCTGCTGAACGGCGTCTCGGAGTAGCATCCATTGTGGGCGGCCCTTCGGGGCCGCCCTTTCCGGAGGTGAAGCATCAAGACTTTGCGTAGGTCGGTCGGTCGTGGGCTGGCAGCGGGCCAGCCCCTACCCGCACCATACGACCCATTCGAATCCAATCGCGCCTTCTTCAGGCGCGGCAGTCTTGCCATGGTCGCCGGTCCGCCTGGCTCCATGAAGACCATCCTCACCCTGAACATGGTGCACAAGATGAACGTGCCAACCATGTACTTCTCATCCGACTCCGATGATTTCACCATGGCAAGTCGTGTGCTGGCGATGCTTACCGGTGAGACGACAGAGACGACAGAGGAGTGGACGCGTTCGAACGTGTTCCAGTCTCAGCGAATCCTTGCGGGATTCGATCATGTGCGCTGGTCGTTCCACTCCGCTCCAACGCTGGATCACATGGAGTTGAAGGCCGATGCGTACGCCGAGATCAACGGTGAGTACCCTCACCTTGTAGTGGTTGACATCATGATGGATGTGGACTTCGAAGGTGCCGGGGAGCAGAACTACTGGGCCTTGATGGCAGAGTTCAAGTCCCTCGCGCGCAAGTGGATGTCCTGCGTCCTGATCGTTCACCATACCAGCGAGTCCATCAAGGGAGAACCGTGTCCACCAAGGTCGGCCATCATGGGCAAGGCGAATCAGCTCCCTGTTTTGATCCTGACCTTGGACGGGAACTCTGTTCCTGGCCACCTCAATGTGGCGATTGTCAAGAACCGTTTCGGGTCCAACGACCCGACGGGGAAGACATACTTCCCACTCCTGGCGGAACCGTGGAGCAGCAGGATTCTTGAGGCACAGGAGTCCGTGGCTGGCAAGGTCTACACACCGTTCGATCCATTCAGGGATGACAATGTCAACAGTAGCTGAGATGCTGTTCAGCGAACCTCCCGAGGACTGGGATGTTGAGCAGTTCAACGTGTACATCAAGCGGCTCATTGGCCTGTATCTTCCCGTGGCCTTCTTCATGAGGATGCAGGATGAGCAGAAGTTCAACCTTGCCGAGATGCTGCACGAGAAGATCTGGAAGTTCATCGACATCCGAACCACAAGGTTCGGTACTAGCGGAGTGGAGTATCCTCACTGATGGCCAGGCCCGACGCGTGGCGCAAGGACAATGAGCACCTGTTCGGCCGTGACGGCTCGTTCGCCGAGCCGGGACTCCACCCTTCCTGTCCGCAGTGCGGCGGGACGTTCACGGAGGTCACCACCACGGAGGCACACCGGACTCGCTTCGGTGCCAATTACCTCCCCGGCAAGAAGTACCAGGCGATCTGGTGTCATGGCTGTGACACGCAGACCATCACTGGCAAGGCCCCTCGCAACGGCCCGGAGGTGGGATGAGAATCCGCCTGACCAAGGAAGGCCAGCTCCAAGAGCTGGCTCGCATCAAGGAGAATGTCAGGCTCCATCGTACGAGCGAGTGCGGCTGTCGGACTCCATTCCTGTGTGATGGCGAGATGGCCAAGCTCGTCTCGGAGATGCGTGTAATCAACAGGTGGATGGAGCGGTATGGCTAACACAGCGAAGAACAAGGGAACTGCGGCTGAGACTGCCATTGTTGATCACCTGAAGGAGAACGGATTTCCGTTCGCTGAAAGGCGAACGGCCAATGGCAGCAATGATCGTGGTGACATCAACGTCAGTCCCGACGTTGTGATTGAGGTCAAGAATTGCAGGACTATGGAACTTGCCGGTTGGGTCGATGAGGCCATTGTTGAGGGCGAGAACGCTGGTGCGTGGCTGACTGCCGTATGGCATAAGCGGATGCGCAAGGGTCAGCCTGGCAACTGGTATGTCACCATGGATGGTCACATGTTTGTTGCCCTACTCCAGATGCTCAAGGAAAAGGAACTGATTCGATGAAGCACATCAAGGTGGATATCCAGGTCGAGAGTTCCACCGTCACTCTGCCGATCTGGCCTGGCAGTACCGCAGATCAGCTCGTTCGTGAGTACGAGGAGAATCCAACGGAGGACAATCTTCAGGCCATTGAGGGTTGGCTTCGTGATGACATCTCCATGGAGATCGACTTCTACGTGGAGAGCTTCAAGGTGATCGAGTGAGCGAGGATCTTCCTCGCTTCGCTGTCGGGCCAATCCTTGCGCACTACGGTGCGCAGGAGCCTGAAGCCGACAGGGGCTGGAGGTCTATCAAGTGTCCGTTCCATGACGACGGTGACGCTTCAGCCTCTGTCAGCACGCAGCTCCAACTGTTCAAGTGCCACTCGAATCAGGGATGCCCGCAGGGCAGGGCTGAACATCTGATCATGCAGAGAGAAGGGTTGTCATTTGAAGATGCCAACGACAGAGCAGAGGCGATTGCTGGAGGAAGCAACCATGGCATACATGGAACATCTTCCCGTCGCTCTGGACTATCTCGCGAAGAGAGGTATCACGGAGGAAGCCGCAAGGCGCGCCGCCCTGGGAGTCGCCGTCGAACCATTGAAGGGCCATGAGGGTAGGCAGGGAAGGCTGTCCATTCCCTACCTGGCTGATGCCGGTCCAGTCAACATGACCTTCCGCTGCATCGAAGACCATGACTGCAAGGCTATCCCGGGTCACAAGAAGTACATGCTGCCCTCAGGGGCAGCGACCAACCTCTACAATGTCCAGGCATACGAGGGCGCAGGAAGCCATGTAAGCCTGTGTGAGGGCGAGCTTGACGCTCTAGTGCTATCGATGCTTGGCGAGCCCGCCATGGGCGTGCCAGGGGCCGACAAGTGGCAACCTCACTGGGGTGACATCCTCCAGGATTTCAGTCATGTCTATATCTTCAGTGACGGGGACACGGCAGGGCAGAAGTTCTTTGACCGTGTTAAGATGGAATGTCCCCAGGCGATCAACATTCCCATGCCCGATGGACACGACGTCAACTCAGCCTACCTCGCTTTCGGCGAGGATTTCCTACTGCGAAAGATCAGGGAATGAACGCATACTTGGTAGTCAACAACTACCAGCCGAGGTACACAGACGGTGACAACACCGAGATCCTTGGTCTCAGCCTCAGTGAGGACCGAGCTGAGGACATCCTGACTGCCATCACAGCTCCCCTCTCGGGGAGCTGGACCGAGAGCCACACAGTCTTCCAGTCGGACAACACCGACATGGAGTACGACTCCTACTACATCGAGACCTACGAGGTGTCTGAGTGACCACCAAGAAGATCATCCGAGAGATTGAGTACCGGTCCGGCAGCGGATGGGTCGAGGACGAGTTCACCGGGCCCACCAAGGAGATCTCCGTCCTTGAGCGCAAGTTCAAGTACAGCCAGGAGCAGCACGGAACCGTCCAGGAGTTCACTGAGGCCGTCGAAAACATGGCGGTCCAGTCCATCTCCGACGTGTTCGACCGTAAGACCGTCGTCCTGACGGACAGCAATGGCGGTTGGTTCGCGGTCAGCGGCCATTCCATCGTCTCGGCGAAGGCCTATGTCGTTGACAGTCTGGATGTGTGACACCTATGAAGGTAAAGGACTATACCGATGCTTATCTCAGGGCTCGCTGGCTTGTGATCCAGCGACGCGAGAAGGCTGACATCCCCAACGATCCTGAGGATGTCGCTGAGGTCAAGGCAGAGATGCTGAAGCGAGGATTCGATATCTCGTGAAGTTCGGGAAGAAGAAGGACGAGAGCCTCTATATCAGGTACGTAGAGGCTCTTTCGCTGCTGTCAGACTTCAAGCTTCTTGAGCTCAAGCTCATCGAAGCCGATAGTCACATCCACACATTCGATGACGAGTGGCGTGCGGCACTCAAGACGGTCCTGAACAAGAAGGATCTCAATGGCATCTAGTGGAATCCGGGTGAGGTTCATTCTCAGGAACTCCACTCAGGTTGTCACGGCAACCTACGAGAACGCAACACCTCAGATGGTTGCGGCTGAACTGTTCAATGCGCGACAGATCAAGACGGATCAGGGCATGATCCAGACCAGTGAGATAGTCAACTTCGAAATCCTGACAGCATGAATGACGAACATGGGAGTTGCTGGCAATGTAGCCAGTGCTTCTGCACTTGTCAGTGCGCAGAGGGATGGAAGCAGATTCACATGGACACCCAGAACTACGATGACAGTTGGGCAGGCCCCGAGCCTGCCATTGATGGCAGCGAAATGGAGCTTGCGGTTGAGGCCATCGCGGCGAAGATTCACTCTGACCGTTTGCAGCCTAGGAGAATCATGGAACAGCTTGAGTTCGATGAGAACTGGGCAGGCCCCGAGCCTGCCGACGATGAAGTAACGAGTCAGTACAACGCAGCCATGCTTACTGCTGCGAATCCCTTTCCGATGCCGAACAAGTTCCTGTGGCTTGGACGGTCGTTCAGTCAGCACACCAGTCGGAGCGGCTGGCGGATCTTCGACGCCAAGTATCAGGCCCTGAATTCGTCCAGCAAGGACGAGGGCAAGATCACCCTGTTTGACGATGGGACATGGTCCTATGGAATCCATGACTAGCTGCGATCACAGAGACGCCTCAGGGCGTCTCACCGTGTGGAACGACAAGAGCAAGTGCCAGGAACCCTGCGGTGAGTGGCACATCCGATGCACTCGCTGTCATGCGACCGTCTACGGGTGCATCATGGAGGGAACCAAGTGAGCTACTATACCATCAAGTACGATGCGGTGGACCCCGAGGAGTCGGGCGAGCACTCGTTCGAGACCGACAGTGAAACCCTCATGGCCGTCTCGTACATCGTCAATATGCTGGATGAACTCCGAGGTGGAGACAGCCTGACCATCACGGTCACGTACTTCTAGAACGCAAAGAAGCCCCGACCTTTCCCATAAGGATTGGTCGGGGCTTCTTTTGTTACTATGGTGTCTCTTCCGTCTTGAGCGTGGCCTTGAGCCACGCGCTAACGCTTGGGATCTGACTTACCTTTGTCACTCCCGCTGCTACCGCTATCACTCCTGCCCACACACCGACAGTCGTATCGACTCCCAGCTTGCCCACGAGTACGGGCACAAAGGGTGCCAGCCCCACCAAGGCTGCGAAGGATGTATGGGCAATTCGTATCCACTGGATCTTCAATGCGCTGCACTCCAACTCCTCAAGACCTCGACGGCTTGAGCCGTCGGAAGATCAATGATACCAGTAATAGCAAGGCCCGTGACTTTCTGCATCCCGCGAATCCTGGCCTTCGTCTCATCGTCCATGAGGCCGGTCTCCTCGACCCTGAGGATCCGCTGGACATGCTTCACGGCATCGATCTCAAACTCCCTGGTCGGCGTTTGATAGATATCACGCTTGAACCATGCGGGTTTCTCTTCGGCTGTCATGCGCCAACCTTAGTGGCAATGGCCTCGACGCGACCAGTAAGGGCATCCACCTTCACGTGAAGCTGCGCCACCTCAGCCTTCTGAGTGACGAGTCCCTCAAGGGACTCGACCTTGTTCTCAAGCCTCTGGATAGCCGCATCCTTGGCGGTCTTCTCCGTCTGGAGATTGTCAATCGTGGACTGGAGAAGCTGGTTGATGGCAGCCAAACCCTGAAGGGCGTTGATGCGACCACCGATCGCACCGATGAGCGCACCGCCAATGGCCGATGACAGTCCGACAATCGTAGCTGGGTCCATGATTCTCCCCTTAATCCACCGGAGTGGAGCTGGTAGGTGGCAGTGGAGGAACCGTATCTGCGACCGTCCGGAGGTCGAGTTTGAGATATCCACCATAGTTCTCCCGGTTGGGACCGGGCGGCCCCATCATCACAAACTGGTAGTTGTCAACGATGACAAGAGTAGAGACGTTGTTGATCAGGTCCTGGAAGTTCACAGTATCCTGGCGCTGGCACATCGTACGAATACTGTTGAGAGTATTCAGCGCGTACATGTCGTCACCGATACGATTGCCAGCCTTGTCGGAGATGTTGTTGAAGCAGAGGAACCACTTCTCAATCATCCTCTGACGAGTGACACCAGGCAGAGCCTTGATCTGCCAGCCGTTCATCTCGGCACCGAGGGCAGGGTTGGTGGCACTTCTATTGAGGATGAACCTCAACTTGATCCAGTCCTGCTGACCCGGAGGAGTTGGAGTGGCGACATCTCCAGAGCCAGGCTCAACGCTGCCGTTGTACGTGATGTAGTTGGTCTCACCACCACCGTCATCGAGAAGGGAAACCGAAAGGTTTCCCTGTAGCGCTGGTGCCCTGATGGAGAAGTACTTGAACAGCTTCGGTTCAAGAGTGTTGAACCTGCAACGTCCAGTCAGAAGGTAGCCAGAGGAGATGAGGTGAGTGGCGTGTTCGATCCAGACAAGGGACTGGGTGGCGGTTCCCTGCTTGAGGCTGGTGTAGATGATACGACCAGACTGGGAGACGGTGAGGTCGAACAGGGGTTGCGCGGTATTGGGACTATAGTTCCAACGCGTATATGCGTTAGTGGTGAAGCCGGTGACATTGTCTGTGTTCACAGTCCCAAGGTCGATACAGAAGGTTCCCCATGCCCCATCATGCTGTGGTGCAAAGCTATACGTACCTACATAGGCGAGTGTTCCTGAGAACGCGATGCCCTTGCAGCCATTCGTCTGACCGGCAACCTTCGGGAAGCTGAAGATCAGTGGACCGTAGCTGATGCCGGTCGAACTGGCCTGAGCGATACGAACACCCTGATCAGAGGCAATGACGATGTACGTACCAACATAGAACGCAATGTCATTGATCTGCTCCCCAAAGGGGAGCTGTGCGATCTGGATCATTCCGTTGATCGTAGTCGTCGGGCTGGTGCTATAGGTCGTCTTGTAGATGTAACCCTGAGCGCCGTCGTTCGCTGAGATGTACACAGCATCAGGACCGGCGGTCATGCTGGTGATGATCTGACCCTGCGGCGCGACAGCTACCGGGGTGGGAAGCGTAGTCCTAGCACCAGTGGTATTCAGCTGATACAGGTTCCCACCAGAGGCCAGCAAGAGCTGGCCTTTCATGAACCCGATGGTCTTGGTCAGGTGCGTGCCGTCACCAGCGTAGATATTGGTGACTACGCCAGCCTCAGTGACAGACCAGACACCGTCATTTCCACTTGCGTTCTGGTCCTGATACACGAAGACAATGTTGCCGCCCTGCTGCCCACCACCCGTGTAAGCTATTCCCCCGGTGATCCCGAAGTTCTGACTGGCTTCAGTGGCCAGGGCGAACGAACTGCCAGAGGTGAAGTCGGAAGTGCCGAGAGTGTAGCTGTAGACTGTGTGACCCCTGGCCATCCATACGGAGTCCGCTCCAGCGGACGATGTGTATCCCTGTACGTAGCTGTTGTAGGCGAATCCGTTGTCAAGGCCGGTAGGGACCAGGGTCGAGACGTTAGTCTCGCCCAGCAGGCCTATCTGACTGTAGTCAGTGAACGGATCAATACCGAGGCTACTGTCATACCTGGTGTTCTTAGTCAGCAGGTACGTGTTCTGGGTGTCGGGATCTTGGTAGACAATCCCAGCGCCACCGTTGAACTCGGATTGAGAGCGAAGCCACCACTGGCTTAGAGAGTACTCGCCGGGGTCCTTGTAGTTGTCGAACTGTCCCTTGCGCTGTTCGACGGGAGATTCAATGTCTGGCCGCTGATCCATGGTTGCCGAGATCAGGGGAATCCCACCAAGGGCGAAGTCGTACAGGTTGTCCTGAAGCTGATACTGGCCAGCCTGCTGGGCTGTCCTGCCCGAAATCTTCTGAGGGATTCGGTTGTTCATGGAGTAGAAGCCCATAGCTTACTCCTTAGCTGACGCGAGTCAGGCGGGCATAGGAACCGGCGACGAGGTTGACGGCGGTGGCATTGGAAACAGACTGAGCGAACATGAGAATGACAGAGCAAGTTCCAGCGGTTGTCACGGTGACGACTCCGCTCTCGTAGGCGTAAAGGCTGGCAACTCCAGCCCTGTCACCGTAGGTGACAGATGTGCCATACGCGCTGACACCGGCACGCATGATGCCGGATGGAACCGTACTCGAAACCGTCGAGTCGAGTCCCATGGTGTTCCTGGCCGTGCTGGTGATGGTCGCGGACCCACCGACTGACCACTGAGTAGTGAATTTTCCAGTCGCACCAGAGTTGTAGCCGAGAAAGAACTCAACGAAGTAGGCCGTGTTCGCCAGTGGGGCGAACGAGAAAGACAACCCAGAGCTAATCATCGTGGTGCTACTGGTCACGGAGACGGGGGAGGACAGGAGCGAGTGAAGTGGCACGTTGTATGGTGCCGTTCCACCTACGCCAGTGATTCCGGCATTGCCGATCTGGGCACTAGCGAAGCTTCCCGCACCAGTGATGGCGTTGACGTTTCCGCTCGTCGTGGAAATATCTCCGGTTGATACGATGGTTCCCGTATTGGTGAAGTTGCCAGTATTGGTGTGACCGGTCGTTGCGGTTGCGCCGCTGGCGGCAACCGAGAATACGGTAGAGCCATTCAGCTTGGAGATGAAGGCATTGCCGGTGCTGGTGGTGATGAGATCAACCTCAACGCCAGATGCGGCGGCAGCCGTAGGCTGAATCAGATGTGCGTTAGCGCTGCCGACATACGCCTGAGTGATGCCGCCGACCGGGTCAACCTTGAAGTTGGTGACACCACTCCTACGGGCGACATAGGCATTGCCGGTGCTACCCGTAGGCAGGAATACATCAAAGCCGGACGCGCCAACATTGGCGGATGTGAGAGTGTAGCCATCCGTGGCGTTCTCGTTGACCTGAGCTATCGCACCAGTAGCGGAGACACTGAGCACTGAGGAGCCGGACGAATCCAGGATGGCAAGATTCGGGGCCGTCTGAGACGGCGCGGCCTCAATGGTCAGTGGGCTGGTGCCCACTGGATTCGTGACACCAAGACTAGCGAACGGAATAGTACCAGTGATGATAGGACTGGTAAGGGTCTTATTCGTCAGAGTCTGAGTGTCGGTCGTACCAACGACCGAAGATCCTGGCGCAATACCATGAACACCGGCGCTGCTGTTGATGTGGGCGTTGTCCTCATTAAAGTCTCGCGCAGAGCTAACGTGGCGAATGGCGGCACCAACGTTGTGCGACGCGGCAGACGTGCCGTCAACGGCACGAGTCACAGTGAAGACAGAACCAGCAACCGCAGTCACATCACACAGCTCTTCGACGCTGTCACCATAGTCAAGTGCGATGGTGAATGGCGTATTGACTGGATAGCCGATAGGTGGGACGGCAAGAGGAATGCTCACGGCGGAACTGGTGATGTTTGACTGAAGACTGTTCGGCTGTGCAACCGAAGAGAAAAACCTGGACTGAGTCATATGTGACCTTTCTTACGAAGAAAAAACTTGATATTCCGGATACAGGTCACGCATGTAGTCCTGCTCTTCTTGGAGTCGCCTGTAGTACAGGTTCCAGAAGTAGCCAGCGGCATTGGTGGCTGCGCCAGCAGGCACAAGAGGTGAACGTTCGGTAGATTCTACCGCCTTCTGCTGAAGGCGGGCAGGCTCATAGGATGCGAGGATTCGTGCGGTTGTGCCATAGACAACACAGTCGATGGTCCTGTTGAGGAATCCTGTAGTTGTCGCATAGTCATCACTATTATTGACCAGGATGTTCGGACCCTTGGTGTACACCATGTGAATGGTTCGACCCGGAACAATGAAGTCCATGATCTGCAATGACTTGCCAGTCGCACTACCGTCAACGGCAACCATCGAAGCCTGAGGATTATACCTCCACGTCTGCGACGGAAACCACACACGAGAAGGACCGATAGTGTCTACCGTTACACGGTAGACCTGTTCGACATCAGCGGGAATCGGATACTCATACCTTGCCGCGACCTTCGGGAACTCGTACGTCCCGAAAATCCAAAGACTTGGATACATGGCAAGGATAGTATTGTTGATCTCTTCCTTGATGCGAGATCGAGGAAAGTCAGGATCAGCAATAACAAGAGCATTAGTTGGATGACTGGATGCCACGGTGCCGAAGACACCACGGCCGGTTGTCCCGGCCGAAACTTGAGCCGTACCCGACTGGATGTTGTAGCTACTCAGAAGAAGAAGCTCATCCTCGATCTCCGTAATGCCACGAGACAGAGCATTCGTGGTGCTGAGATCGACAGTGAAGTTCGTGTCAGTGGCGGCGATCGGTGCGGTCAGCCAAGTGATCTGGTCCTGGTTCTTCGTGTAACCCATCAGAGTCTGCTTGACCCTGTCAACTAGCTGATCGTACGTTGCAGCCATTGAATGTCCTTAGCTGAATTAGATAACCCTCGTAAGGACGATGGTCGCGGAGTAGATGGAGCCAGCGGTGCCAGCGCCGACAGTGTTCACCTGAATGGGCGCGGCGTTGGCAAGGACGAACTGGGCACTGAACCTCGTACTGGCAGAGCCAGTACCATTAGCGAGCCTGATGATCTGACCACCATTGACAAGGTTGAGGTTCGCCTCATCTGCGGCCAGGACAGTACCACCAACATTGGTGGTGACGTCAGCAAGCCACGTCCCGGCGGACGTGGTGGAAGCTGTGGCGATCACAGCGGAAGCGCCAGGTGAAGTGGTCGGGGCACTGTTGCTTCCGACGGAAGTGGAGCTGAAGCCACCAGTGGTGCCGATATTGGTTCCGTCTGGGTTGACGGCTACGACGATCTGACTTGCGCGAGCAACGGTCATGTGAGACTCCCGATTACATTCTCAGAGTCGAAAGCCTTCCCAGTTCTCTGAGAGATCTCGACAGCGTCACGGATATTCTTGGTCTTGGTGGAGGAAGGGTTGATACCCTGACGCTTTGCGTCACGGTACTCCTGAAGTTCCTTGTCCCATGCCTTACTGGCGACAAGATTGGCAATGGGTGCAACCTGGAAGTGTGCGCTTCGAGCGCACTCACCCCATGTGGCATGGTTCTGAGTCATGCATCCTGATCGGCAGCTCAATCGTTGTCACCGACAGAGTTGGTCGCATAGATACCCTGTCGCATCGGGTCATGGTTGGACCCGAGATCAGCCTGAGTGTGTCGAGAGATGACAGCAAAGAGACCAGTCTCAAGGATGCCCTTCTCGTTGTTCTGTGCAACGATCGTACTGGTACCGCTGGGGCCATTGCCCCAGCAGCAATTGCAGCCACACGAAGGACCGCAGGTACAGTTTCCGGGGGTGCAAGCACAGCCAGGCGGAGTCGGAGTCTTGGCTACATCGAACACATTCGAGATCATCGAGTGGTCATAGCCCATGTTGTTGGCCATCACTTGCCGCCCTTCGCGTCACTCTTGCCCTTGGCGGAAAGCTTCGCCATCTTGGCATTCCCATACTTCTTACGACCGGCAGCCGCAGCGATAGCAGCTCCCTTCTCCCCACCCCCGGCAGCCTTGGCGACGGCAGCAAACCTGCCACCCTGACCGAGCGGGGCCTTAGCGTTTGGCTTAGCCTTCTTGGCTGCCATGTCTCCTCCTAGGAGATCAGAGTGAAGTTCGTGGCATCAACGAGACCACTGGCTATGAGGTCAGTCCGATCCTGATCGGACACAACGTGCTGGTATCCACCACGGTAGTAGCGGAGGCCATTGGGAAGCAGGACGGTCGGGGCTCCAGGCCCCGTACCGGTGTATGCAAGTTCGTCAGTGTATGAACCGAACCGAAAGATTTCCCAGACATCAGGGCTTGTCTCTGCAATGGTTTCTGCACGGTTCATACGGTAACGTTCCATGAGTGGCGACCAGGCGAAGGGCGCTTCGCTGACTGTCGGCGTGGTAAACAAATACAAAGCCATGATAGGATACCCCCATGATTGAATGCAAGATTTGCCTGATTGAAAAGACGCCAGACGCCTACTCGCCGAATCGTAGAGTCTGCAAGGATTGTCGCAAGATTCAACATGCTGAATACAGGAGCAACCCAGAGACAAGGGAGCGCCGCAAGGCCGACATGCGCAGGTGGTATGAGGCCAACAAGGAAACGAAGGTCAAGAAGTATCGCATTGAAAATATAGACCCACAGAGGGACCAGCGATACAGGCGGACGTTCAACATATCCCTCGACAGATATAACGAAATGCTTGCCAAGCAGGGTGGGGTATGTGCGATTTGCAGTACCCCACCCGCTCAACAGATGCTCGCCGTTGATCACGATCACTCGTGCTGCCCTGGCAAGACTTCCTGCGGGAGTTGCGTTCGCGGTCTATTGTGCTCTGACTGCAATACTTCTCTCGGCAAGTTCAAGGACAGTAAAGAGCTACTGCCTTAAGGCAGTAGCTTACTTGGATTACTAGGCGACCGGCACCGGTGCCGGGGTAGGCACGGGAGCGGTCAGGATGTTGATCTGCGCCTGAAGCGCAGCGATCTGAGCGTTGGCCGCAGCCAGAGCCGCAGCCGCAACGGTGGAGCGGATCAGCTCGCGGGTCTCGTGACCCTCATGCCGAACCTCATCCCGAACACGCTCGACATCACGCTGAACCTCATGCTTGTTACGCTCATACTCAAGCCGACTGTTGCCCAGCTCTCGCATGATCTCGTAACTCTTCTCCAGCGTGGCGACCAGGTTCTTCTGGCCCTCAAGGAGGACGACCTCATCGAGGTTGTCCCGGTAGCCATGCCGCTCGTCGCGGTCGCGCCCAAGGCTGACCACACCGGGGAAACCGCTAGGGATAGTAAAGTCCTCAGCCATATGAACTCCTCTGTTTCGATCCAGGATAGAACCACCTGGCTATACAGCCAGGCGAATATGGGGATCGAAACAGAGAACGCCCATTACGTAGTGCTGTGGATAGAGCTGGTCGTCTGCTCGATGATCAGAGCCTGCGGACGGTACAGAGACCAACCCGCAACGCCGTACCAGCCGAGAGGCTGGAAACGAGTCAGCTTGTCAACGACCGGACCACGGATAGTGTGGAACTCTTCGGCGGTCGCCTCAGCGAGCGCCTGCTGACCCATCAGGTAGGTGTTGAACACGCGGGTAGGAGTAGTACCAGCGTTCAGGGCATTGATGCAGCGAGGAGTCTCGATGAAGATCGAACCCTCGTACTCACCAATCTCACCAGCCCAGATGTTGTCAGCAGAACTGTACGACATCGGGACACGCCAGCCATTGTTACCCGTCTCGGACCGAAGGTCAAGGGAGACCTCAGGGTGCATGAAGCGGGTGTAGCTGGTGCCCTTGTTCGGGTGAACGAACTGAGCCCGCAGCTTGGCAACACCCATA